AACGCAGAGGAAGCCGTGCAGGCCGGTTTGGCTGAGACTGGCGGCGTTCCGGGTATGGAGCAGCCGGCACCGCAGTACAGCGGCGATGATTGGCGCGCGAGCCTTCCAATTGAACTTCAAGGTCAAGCGGCTTTGGAGAAATTTTCGACCACAGAAGCGCTAGCCAGCTCATACGTTAACCTTGAACGGCAGATGGGCGACAACATCCCCGCACCGAAGACTGATGAGGATTGGGATGCGGTTTATACAAAGCTCGGACGTCCCGAAGAATCAACAGCATACGAATTCGAACAAATTGAAATGCCCCAGGGCATGGAACACGATACAGCCGGTGAGGACTATTTTAGAACAACAGTACACCAGGCAGGTTTGAACGATCGCCAAGCCAAGGCGCTGCACAAAAGCTATTATCAATTGATGGTGCAACGGCATGCAGACTCGGTCAAAGCGCAAGAGCATGCACGGCAAGAGGCCGAGCGCTCGTTGAGACTAGAGCAGGGGCCGGCCTATGATCAGTTCGTAGGACAGGCAAAATCAGCCTTGCGCCAGTATGCAACACCAGAATTCTTGAAGCGGTTGGATGAAACCGGGCTCGGTAATGATCCCAACATGCTTAAAGTTTTTGGACGGATCGGCAAGGATATGGGCGGTGAAACATCGCTCGTGGGTGGCCACGCGCAACAAGCAACGCCAGCCGATCTTGAAAATCAGATTTCATCATTCCGTGAAGAATATGGCGCGGCTCTATATGACAGCAGTCATCCGGAGCATGATCGACGCGTTAAAGAACTCACAGTGATGAATAATCAGCTGTACGGCAACGCACCCGTGATCAGGTAAGCCAGTACAGCACATCGCGCCGCCTGTAGGTCCGGGTAACGGGAAACCGTCCGGTTGAGAGCCTCACACAAGCGCCCGTTAGCGTAACTGGTCCGGTTCTCCGGGTAACCAGCATTCACCCTTGACAACAACCGTTTAGGAGCTTGGTAGCATGTCTACTCAGGTAACAACGGCGCACGTCGAACAGTATAGAGCCAATGTCTATCATCTGGTTCAACAAAAAGGCTCTCGACTGCGCTCCGCCGTCCGCAACGAAACACAGGTCGGCAAAAATTCTTTCTATGAACAAATCGGTGCAACTCAGGCGCAACGCAGGACATCACGTCATGCGGACACGCCTCGCATGGACACCCCACATGCACGCAGGCGCGTTTCGCTTGAAGATTGGGAATGGGCGGATCTGATCGACGAACAAGATCGCATCCGGATGCTCATTGATCCCGCTTCACCGTACGCAACTGCTGCCATGTATGCCATGGGCCGCTCAATGGATGACGTGATCATCGCTGCAGCGGACGGCACGGCATACACGGGTGAAAGTGGCTCAACGCAAACGAACTACGATTCGAGTATGACCGTGGGCGTCCAAACGGTTTGGCCAGGTGTTACCGCAGCTGATACAGGCTTGAACGTGGCGAAGGTGCTTCTCGCGAAACGCAAACTGCTTGAAAACAGTGTCGACCCGGACGAGGAAATGTTCATGGTCGTCAATGCGCGCCAGGCAGAAAGTTTGATGAAAGATGAGCGGGTTGCGAATGTTGACTACAACAGCATTAAGCCGCTTGTTGAAGGGAACATTGCTAAGTACGGCGGGTTCACAATTATTCCGACCGAGCGGATTGGTACAGACAGCAACCTCGATGACAAGGTTCTGTATTGGACCAAGTCAGGAATGCTTCTGTCCGTCGGCAAGGACATGAAAACACGCGTCACCGAGCGAGACGACAAAGGTTATGCAACGCAAGTTTACTGCTGCATGTCCATTGGCGCAACTCGCATGGAAGAGGAACGGGTTGGCACTATCTTGTGTGATCCTGGCGCTTCTCCAACGTATGACGCTTAAGGGGAGTAGATAGACATGGCTGTAACTACTCAAGAAAGCACCCAATACGCTAACGTATTCACGACCACGCCGGCCGTGAATAACGAGACGAGCGATTGGAAAGGCCGTATTCGAGGGATGTACTTCGAGCACGACCAATCGGGTGCGGGTGATGCGGGCTCATCCGTAGCGCTTTGCAAAATTCCAGCAGGCCGGGTTCGGCTGCTGCTGCCTATGTCCTGGATGTATGTGAACTGGACAACGGCATCGGCAACGCTTGATCTTGGTTGGGATGCCTACACAGACCTAAATAACTCAGCTGTTGTGGCGGATGACAATGGTTTGATTGATGGCATCTCGGTTGAAAACGCTGGCGTGATCGGGTTCGAGGAACTCACGACGCTAGCCGGGCTGGATGCGGTTGCACACACCAAAGTGTTTGAAAGCAAGGACGGTGTTGTTATCAGGGCAACAAGCCCCGGTGCAATAGCTGACGGCGATGATATTGCCGGCTTCCTTGTCTACATGCACGACTAACTGATAGGGCCAAGTGAATGAGCCAGATCACATCTGATACTGAAATCTGCAACTTGGCCCTACAGCGCATTGGTGAGCAGACAATTACGTCTTTAGACCAAGGGACGGAAATTGCTCGCCGGTGCAAGATTGCGTATCCTCAAGCTCGTGATGCAATGCTTCGCGGGCATTTCTGGAACTTTGCGGTGAAACGGTCAACACTGGCGCTATCAACTGAAACGCCAGATTGGAAATACACCTATAAGCACGTGTTGCCGGATGACTTTCTGAGGTTAATCCAGACCAACATCGACACACCATCAGCATCCGCAAACAGTGAATTCCACGATGGCCAGCCGGATTATCGAATTGAATCCGGGTTCGTTGTCTCGAACGATGCAACGGTGAAAATCGAATACGTCTTTAGGCAAGAAGACATCAGCAAATACGATGATTTGTTTATTGATGCCCTGATTGCACGCATGAGCGCAGAACTTGCAGCCGCGTCCAAAAAGTCAATAAGCGGCGTTCAGAATCTATGGGAAGTCGCCGAGCGGAAGTTGAGAGAAGCGCGAACGGCAGACAGTCAGGAAGGCGTGCCGCGTTCATTCGAAGCCAACATATGGGTGAATAGTCGTCTCTGATGGCAAGAACAGCAGCACTCATCACGAACTTCACCGCTGGCGAGTTTACCCCAAGGCTAAGAGGCCGTGTCGATATCGAGAAGTATCGGAACGCGGCCTATGAAGTAACCAACTTTGTTGTTGTTCCTCACGGTGGCGCACGCAAGCGCCCAGGCTTCAAATACATTGTTGAGCCTAAAAGCAGCTCAGAAGACGCCAAGCTGGTTAGTTTTGTCTACAATACAGAGCAAGCTTATACGCTGATGTTCGGGCCGAGCTATGTTTGGTTTTTCCGCGACGGCGGTTTAATCACGCACGCGGCGAACAATATCACCGGCATTACTAATGCCAATCCAGCTGTTGTTACATCGACCGGGCACACACTTTCAAACGGTGACTATGTCTATATTGGCAGTGTTGGCGGTATGCACCAGCTTAACAACCGGCGTTTTCTGGTTGCGAATACGACGGCCAACACGTTCGAACTATCCGGTGAGGACAGCACCAGTTTCGGCACGTACACATCAGGCGGAACGGCATCCGAGATTGTGGAGCTGGCCACGACTTACACTGAAAGCCAGTTGCCAAATCTGCAATTCGCCCAGACCAACGATGTTCTGTATATCTGCCATCCAGATCAAAAGCCTCAAACGATCACGCGGACATCACATACCGCATGGACCTTGGCGGAATTCGGCTTTGAAAAAGGGCCATTCCAGCCGCTCAACGGCGATACGTCGGAAACCTTGACGTTTAGTAGTTGGAATGCATCAGCCACCACATACGGAACGCAGGCGGTCGGATCAACGGCGACCTGCACGGCAACGAGTGGCATATTCACGTCTGATATGGTTGGCGCTTTAATTCGGGTTCGGGAAGGCGGTGACAGTGGCGACGCAACCCAAACGGAAACGGGGATTCAGGGCGCATCACTTGGGGATGGATCGGCAAGCCTAGCTAACGGCGACCAATACACCACAGATGGTTTTGTCTATGGCGTGAGTAACGTCACGACTATATCGGATTGGGGCCAGGTCACGCGCGTTCCAACACACCAGCAAGGGACGGTGCGGGTTTATCCATCGGGGACGGCTGGTTACTTCGATGCAACGTATCTGCATGACACGACATGCGTTCTAAAAATAACGGCTTATACATCGTCAACGGTGGTGACTGTCCAAATCATTCATAATCAAATGCCGGAGAGCATCAGAACATCTGCAATCAGTCTTTATGAGATTGGTAGCTGGAATGGTAAGGATGGTTATCCGAGTGAAGTTGCCTTCCACGAAAACCGGCTTTGGTTTGCTTCAACAGCCGCAGAGCCTCAAACAATTTGGTCTAGCCGTTCCGGCATATTTACAGACTTTAAAGACGGGACAGAAGACAGCGACGCTATTATCGCAACGATTGGTTCTGGACAAGCGGACGTTATTCGATGGCTATCACCAGGCACGGTGTTAACAGCCGGAACGTCTAGTTCTGAAATGTCGATTGGTACGAGCGCAAACAACGAAGCGCTCACGCCGTCTAACATTCGCGTGGCACCACAGACCACATTTGGATCATCAGCGACGGCACCTATTCGGATTGGCCGGATTACGCTGTTTCCGCAACGATCAGGCGACCCGGACAACAACGCTAAGAAGCTCCGGGAATACAGCTATGACTTTGCCCGCGATAGCTATGAAGCTGTCGACCTCACGATATTCTCCGAACACATCACCGGCGACGGCATGGTTGAGCTTGCCTATCAGCTAGAGCCGGATCAAGTAGTTTATGCGGTACGTGAAGACGGTTATATGCTTGGCATGACGTATGAACGCCAACAGCAAGTGGTTGCTTGGCATAAGCATCTAATTGGCGGAACATCAGGAAAGGTTAAGCGGTGCGTTTCAATCCCAGGCACAACAAACGATGATCTATATATTTTGTCCGAACGGACGATCAACGGCGGAACAAAACGATACATCGAAGTGCAAGCGCAATACCCTTCGATATCCCTATCTGATGATAATTACAAAGCGGCCTATATCGGCGTTGATTGCTGTATCTCAGGTGCGGCGGCGGATGCGGAAATCACGGGCTTGTATTATTTGGAAGGTGAGGCGGTATCCGTACTTAACAACGGATCGCAGGAAACACACACCGTCACAAACGGCGAAATCAATCTCAACGTTGATCCAGCCGGCGCGACCGTTTCGGTCGGCTTGGCCATAGATGCAGCACTAGAGACAATGGATCTTGAGGCAGGCGCGCAACAAGGATCAGCATCAGCGCGGCCACGCAACATTCACGCAGTTTATGCCAATGTTTATAGATCTTTAGGTGGAAAGATCGGGCCGAATTCTAGTAAGATGGACCAGATTATCTATCGCATTCCAGAGCATGAAATGGATAGTTCCCCGCCGCTTAGATCTGAATATATGGAACTTGAAACGCCGTCCGGGTGGTCGCGCGAATGTCGCGTGAGGTTTGAGCACGACACACCGTTTCCGTTCATGCTGACGTCGCTTGTTGTTGAAATGCAAACAGAGGAGTCATTCTGATGTGCGCTCCGCTTGTTGGTTTGATTGGTGCGGTTGCCTCGATCATTGGGACGGTTGCGGGAATCCAGGCGCAACAAGCGCAGATGCAAGCGCAAGCGGATGTGAACCGCGCCGAGGCGGATAAGGCGCGTGCCGCCGCTCAAGTTGCCGAACGAGATGCAATCGTTGAGAAGATCAATGCGCGAACCGAGCTACAAAAATCACACTTCGAGGCTCAAAAAACGCGCGCGGAGACACGTTCTCAGGTCGCTAGACAAACGGCTAGATTTGCTGCCGCCGGCCTCGACCCCGGAAGCGGATCAGCGGCCCTTGTCGTCAACGAAACCCAACAACGAGGACAGCTCGACAATCTCGTCCAAATCTGGGGCGGAGAAGCCACGGCCATTTCTCACATGAACGAAGCAGAAGACTTAGTCATCCAGCGTGACGCGTATATTCAGAGCGCGCAAAACTACGATAACGCAGCCGATACACTCGGCGGCGGATCACGTGGTCCTAGTTCATTTGTTAGCGTAACGGCGGCGTAGCCAGTCGTGAAGCCATAGCAGGGCGAGTCCCGGCCCTAAGCTTATGACAGCAGTAACGAGTAGCTTGATGTTGAAAAGGTTCATCATCGAGTAGATGGGTTCGCCATCAAACCAGCTACCGAGCAACGACGCTATCAAAACAACAAAGCCAAAAGCCAGCAACATGTATCCAATCCAGCGCAATGCAACAATCATAGGTGCCTCGTATGCCTGTGGTTGATCGGCGACCATTCGCTAGCACATCGTTGAACGCAAGGCCAATACAACGCACGCGTAGCGGCGGTGCGGGCTATAAGGCGGTTGGGGAAAGTCGGAAGTCAGAAGCCCGCGCACGGGGCCAGAAAGCGCAGTACGAGGCATCCAAGGTTAAAGCGATTGCTTCGATTGTCTCAACAGTCGCAAGTGCAGCCGGTAGCGTTGCCAAATATGCAGAAGCCGAACAAGCCAAGGCTGATAACTTCGATTTCAAGATCAAGGCAACGGAATTCGGCGGCAACAATGATTTGCAATATAACCAGTCAAAGACGCAATTGTCTGGTGACGGGAATGAATGGCGCTCAAACCGGCTTGCAACGTTTGATCAAAACGCAAAAAAGTTTTTAGACAGTCTACCAAAATCTAAACAGCAGGAAGGCCAGCTGTTTATTGCACGGCAACGCGCGGCACTCGACAACAAGTCATTTAGCGATGTGCAGGTTTATCGCCAGAAGTGGGCGTTTGACCAAACCAAGAAAGTGCTTGATAATCAAGTGCTTCCGAACATTGGCGATGATCCAGATCAAAATGTCGAATATCTCGGCAAAATTGACCAGCTGATTGATGGCAGTGATGTTGCTAGCCCACAAGTTAAGAATCAGCTCCGCGCGCATGCGGTCAAGCAAGTTTATGATCGCTGGTTAAAAGCAGCCGGCCCGAACGCATCGGAGACAGCGAAAGAGATTATTGCGCGGTATAAGTTCAACCCTTCCGGAATGGAGGGGATTGGAACAGAGCAAGGCCAGAATACGGTTGAAGATGCGCAAGCGCGAAAGGATGTGGCCGCGCAGCAGCTTAACGACCTGATGAAAAACAGGGGGGGCATGAGCCTTGAGGAATACGGTAAGCAGAAAATAATTTTGGGCAAAGCCTTTACCGAGGCACAAAATGAAATTGACCGTGCGCAAAGCCGAAAAGCAGCCGAACCAACACGCAACACGTCAGTTCCATTGTCGTCCGGTCAGGCAAAGAAATTGCGCGGTGTGCGGCAAGATGTTGTCGCCGGATTCTCTCAACTGCAGCAGAGATTCGGGCAATCATTGCAGATCAATTCAGCGCATCGGACAGCATCACATAACGCGGCAGTGGGCGGCGCAAAGGGAAGCCAGCACGTACACGGCAACGCAATAGATATCAACGTTCGCGGCTTCAATACAGAAGATCGCTTGCGCTTAATCCGACAAGCGTCGGCGTTGGGGTTCAATGGTATCGGCGTTTATGAGAACGCAATTCATATTGATAAGGGCGGCCGGCGTGCATGGGGTCCGAATTACTCTTCGAATAGCGTACCGCGGTGGGCTCAATCAACAATCCGGCAACACCTTGGCGGCGCTTTCCATAATAAGGGAACCGCACCAGCGTTTAACGGTCAAATCAAGATAATCGGCGACCGTGTGGACAGCGTCAGCTTCGCACAAGCGGCAATCTCGCAAGTTGCATCATCTCGGCTGAATGGCTTTGTTCCGAAAGACGGGGCGCAATTTGGCATTACGACCGGATCTCCACGGGAGTGGGCGCGATTTTTCACAATGCTGCTTCGGCAAGAAAGTGGCGGGCGTATTGCACGCGTTGGCCGCGATGGATCATTGCAGAGATTTCGCACAACTCCACGTGGCGAAAATTCATTCGGGCCGCTGCAATTTAATCGCGGTGAGTACGGGCTGAAAACGTGGCAGGATGTTAACGATCCAGGAAAAAACATTGGCGCTCTTATTCGTGTTGGCGAGCGGTTCACGTTGCGGAGTGGATACATTCGCAACGGCCAACAAGGATATGATGCCTATTTTGGTTCGGTGCGCCGGCCAAACGAGGTTTTGCAGCATTCACGGTATGCCAATAAGGTTTTAGCGCAAGTTGGAAACGCGCAACGGGTTGAGATTGAAGACAACCGACCCGGACAACCACCAACGGGAAACACAATACATGATCAGTTTGTCCGCAAGCTCTTTGCAGAAGAAAAGAACATCGAAGCTTATTCCGAGCAAATGGAGCGCCGACAAGAAGTTGAGACAGCCCGCGTTGAACGTGAGCAGGAAAAAGAAACTGTTCGCACCGGCCTAGAGCTATTCCACAAAGGCGAATTGACAAAGGAATGGCTCGAAGACAACGCCGGCAAACTACCGAATTCGATGTACGATCGTTTCATGACGAAGCTTAACTCAAAGGTTGCGCGCGTCACCGATCCAGAAATCTACACTGGCTTACTTGAACGATCGGACACATCACCAGAAGATGTGATCAACGAAGCATCAGAAGCTTATAAGAATGGCCAGCTTAGCAAGTCAGCATTTGATAAGATCTATGCAAAGGCAACGCGTGAACTCAACCCCAAGTCATCCGCTCCGGCATGGGTGAAAGAGCAACGATCGCTTTTAAAAAGCCAGCTGCGACCATCCTCGGACGCCACGCCAGAACAGCGCCAAGCCTATACCAACAGCCTCGAGCAGTTTGATAACTACGTTGAGAAGAATGGTCAGGAATTTGATCGCAAAGAACTCCAGACCTACACCGAAAGCCTAATCAAGCAGCGCAAAACAACTCAGATCCAGGATGCGCGCAACGGGCTCGCCATGCCGACGCATACCAGTGTTGGCCGTGAAGCCATGACACTTGAGGAAGTTCATGCAACACGTATTAAGCTGCTTGGCGAGTTGAGGGCCGGGAACATCACGCGAGAGGAAGCCGGGAAGCAATGGCAGCTACTTAAGCAGTGGCAGAAGATGCTTGAAACATCAGGCGAGAAAGGAAAGCTAGCTATACCTAGCCGCACACGTGGCGTCAGCGCATCTGAAACAGTGCCGCAATCGGAACCTGTGAAAGAAAGCCAAACACCAGCGATCCCAAGTTTTACGGGTGGGGTTGATATCAGCCAGGTTGTGCAATCCGCGCCGCCTGAAATGATCCAACAAATCACGCAGCAACTCGCGAGCAATATAGATTTGTCTCAAATACCGCCAGAACTTGTTCAGCAGATTGTGCAGCAAGTCATATCCGGAATGGCGTCTCAAGTTGTGGGAGGCGCTAAATAATGGTCCTAAAGATTGACGCGCCTAAGCAAGAACAAGAGCCAATGCAGCCGCCTGTTCAAGCGCCACCACAACCGGCTATGCCAGCGCAACAGCCAAGCTATAACGTTCTTGATGAGAAACCAGCAACACGGCAACGCGACCTAGCGCCGAAAGAGCTTAAATTGGCAAGCGCTAAGCCAAGCGAAAGCGGTTTGCCAGCGGATATGGTGCAAGCGTACCGTGAGCAATTCGGCAAGCCGATCGATGAGGAATACGCCGACCGCATCAAAGAACGCGAGCAGGCAAAAACACAGAAAGAAATGGAGCAGTTTGCGCTTGAAAATGGCGTGACTACTCCGCAGGAATTAGAATTAGCCAAGCAACAACAGGAAAGCGGTGTTGAAGGTTTCGTCAATGAAAACCTACGCAAGCTGTACAACGTCTATAAGATGATTGAGCCGGCAGCTGATGCAGCTGGCGCGGTTGCCAAGGACATCGGGACAGGCGTTACAACTGATTTCAAACATATCGCAATTGGTGGGCCGGTACGCGCGGTTAACAGTGCAATAGCGTTAGTTGATGAGCTTGCAGTCTGGCTTAACAATAATATTGCAGATTTGCGTGTCGGTGGCGATACGTCAAAACCAATGAAGCCAGGCGATCACAGTGTGAAGTTGCCGAACGTTTCTGGCGACCCCAAAAGCTACACTGGCGCAATCGGGCGCAGCGTTACACAATTTGTGACTGGATTTGCGGCGATGCCTGTTAAAGCTGCAAGCTTTGGTGGTCAGGTAGCAAAAGCCGCCGCAACAGACTTCGCGTTCTTTGATGGCCAGGAAGGGAACTTGGCCAACCTGATTAAAGACCTTGGCGGAAAAGGAAATGTTGTCGTTGAGTTTTTGGCAACTGACAAAGAAACGCCGGAGCTTATCGGACGCCTTAAAAACGCGGTTGCCGGCAGTGTAACGGATGTTGCGTTTGCGGGTTTCTTGCAGGGCTTGCGTGTCATGCGTCAAATGCGTAAGGCGAAAGAGCTAGCCGGCGCAAACACACACAAGGAACTTGAGGCGAAAGTTGTCGCCAATCAAACCGCCGAACCGCCGGCCGACGTGGGCGCTAAGGTCGATCAATTGCTCGGCGGTTCAAACGCGGATGAAGTTGTCCGGATCGAAGGCAAGCTAAAGCATGTTCATGTTGAAGTGCCTTTGCAAGTAGCCGCTAAGGGGCTCGATAAGGGCGCTTATAGGTTTCCGGACGTAGCTGACGGGAACGTCAGATATTACGCTGTAGCAGGCGCTAAAGAGGCGCAAGAGGGCAAAGTTCTAACGTACAGCCGCAACCTGGACGAAGTGCGTTCAAAAGTCGGTGAAGGCGACAGGTTGGTTTATGCTGACGTTCCAAAGGCTGATGCTGATCAATGGGCGGAAGTGGACCGGGTTTTAGGACGACGTCAGGCAGAAGATCCGCACACAATGCAGGCACGGCTTGCACCGGCTCAGTCAGGGCCGCAACTCGGCAAGAAACCGCCGCCACTACCTGAACTTGAAAACACAAAAGACATTATCAACTGGTCAAAGTTCAATAGTCAAGATGATGTGCTTACAACTGTCAGCCGCATGGCGGAAGGGCAGCGCGCTGAGATCAAAACCGCACAACGCGGCAAGCGCTCGAATATCCGAACAGTTGCAGCGGCGGGTGATGAGAATGCGTGGGAGCTACTAACAGGCAAACGCAGGGCTGATAGCTCGCTTGCCATGAATGCAGAAGAGCAATATGCGCTCCGACAGCTTTGGGCGTCATCCGGTGAAAAGCTAACCGAACTTGCAAGGGCCGCCCAGACCGGCGATCAAGAAACGCTCTTTGCCTTCCGCCGCATGTTGACCATTCACAACACCATTCAACAGGCCGCGATGGGTGTTAGAACAGAAACAGCCCGTGCGCTTCAACAGTGGGCAATCCCGGCTGGATCAAGTGCCGATAAGCTGAGACAAATTAAGCTTGCCGTCGAAAGTTCCGGCGGGGAGCATACAACTCGTGAAATCGCTGAAAACATAGCCATTCTCGCGAATACGCAATCGCCGGAAGTTCTCGAAAACTTCATACGCAAGTCATGGCAAGCCAAGTCTGCCGACGCGGTTCGCGAATTCTTTATCAACTCGATTCTGTCAGGTCCGAAAACGCATGTCGTCAACATGCTTTCGAACTCACTGGTTATGGTGAACAGCCTAGTTGAGCGACAGCTAGCCGGCGCGATTGGTGAAGTTCTTGACCCGGTAACAGGTGTTAAGGCCATTGAGGGCGGTGTTGCCCTGGATGCCATGGTGAAAGCACATCGAGATATGTTTCGTTGGGCCTATCATCGTATGAAGATTGCTGCGAAACAGATGGACGCCTCAAAGGGTGCGGATGATCCGTTTGTTAGAATCGGACGGGACAAGCTGGAAACGCAACGCACGCGCGCAATCTCATCCGAGAATATGGATCTTGATCCGGCAACGCCATGGGGCCGTGCGGTTGATATGGTTGGATCAATCGTCAATATACCAGGCTCAGCGCTTGGCGCGGCTGACACGTATTTCAAAACAATCAACTATCGCATGGAACTGCACGCAAGCGCAGCGCGTCGAGCACTGTCAGAAGTGGAGCAAGGATTGTTGAAGAAAGCGGACGTTAACGCGCGAATTGCGGATATCATTGACGATCCGCCTAGAGATCTCATCACAAGCGCAGAGAATAGCGCTTTGATCAACACCTTTACGAATGATCCGAACAGGGTTGCCAAGGCTCTTATGGGCTTCAGGGATGCCCTAGACTATCACTCGTCACGCTCTATAGGTTTGCCATCGGGCTCAATCATTATTCCGTTTGTCAATACGCCGGCCAACATCCTCAGTTACACATTCGACAGAACACCACTTGCACCACTTGGCGCTAAGTTTCGCGCAGATGTGGCAGCGGGTGGCGCACGGCGCGACCTTGCCCTTGCACGTGTGGGGCTTGGCTCGACCGTCATGGCGACATTCTACAGCTTTGCTCTTGACGGGAATATCTCAGGCGGCGGCCCGGAGGGTGACAAGGGTTGGCGCAAGCGGGCAACGCTAAGGCGTAACGGCTGGCAGCCTTATTCTATCCGATTGCAAACCGGGACCAATAAGGACGGATCTCCGCAATATCGTTGGGTTGCTTACAACCGCATGGATCCGGTCGGCATGTATATCGGGTTTGCGGCTGACTTGGCGGAATTTACTATCAACAATGATAGCACGGCGCATGATGCGGATATCATGGAAATATTTTCTGCAACGGCGATGGGTGTGGCCAGGAACATCACAGACAAGAGTTATTTTACTGGGGTAGCAAGGACTATAACGGCGATCCAAGAGCCTCACAGGTATTCAGAACGCTATTTAAACAGCATCATAACAACGGTCATACCGACAGGCGTTAAGCAGTGGGCTATGACTGAAGATCCGGTTGCGCGTCACACATGGGATTTGACGTCTTCACTGAAAGCAAAATTGCCGTACTTCCGCGAAGGCTTGCCGCCTCGGCTGGATTTTTGGGGCCGTCCAATCAGCTACAAGTCAAACCTTGGCGATGCATACGACGCATTTAGTCCAATCTATTCCAGCGACAACACAAAGGCGAATGATGTGGATCGTGAGTTTGTAAAGATCGGTTATTTCCCTGCACACCGTGGCAGTATCCACATGGGTGGTGGTCGCCAAATATCTTTGCGCAATAGGCCGGCTGCTAAAAACAAGTGGATTGAACTCACGGCAAAGACAACCGCAAGCCAGCTTTTGAGGGAAAACAGAGATGATTTGGCAGCGGTTAACCGGAACAAGCATTTGATTAGAAAAATGGAGCGGTATGGGGATCAGACGCTCTATGAAGTTCTGGATGGTGTAATCAAGGGTGATCCGGAATACGCAATCCAGGACCACAAGGGCAAAACTGACATCATCAGAAAGATTATCTCCAATTTTCGCAAGGTGGCATCAATCCAGACCATCCGCGAGCATCCAGCCCTTAGCGAAGCTGCCAGGAAGGCGGACGAAATCGAAAGAGAACAAGGGCGAACCGGCGAAGAGGCACCATTTTAATGGCGGTCACAACAACCAACACCATTGTGAGCTACAGCGGGAACGGATCAACTACCGCGTTTGCTGTCACGTTCCAATTTTTCGCAGCAACGGACATAACGGAAACGGTTTTCGATAGCGGCGGAACCGATGTTACAGGTGATTATGCGTTTTCGTATACGGGTGGAACTGATAGCGATGGACTGCCAGCAACGGGCTCTTGTACGGTATCGCCCGCGCCCGCGAGTGGCACAACGTTAAGTCTGCGCCGCGTGACATCCAAACTGCAATCAACAGTCTATGAGGAAGGCACAAGCTTTCCGGCTAAGACCGTCGAGGCGCTTGCCGATCGCATTACACTGCTCAGTCAAGAGGCGGATTATGCAACGTCGCTAGTCACGTTTACTTGGCAGGGCGCATGGGTGACGTCAACGGCATATGCGATTGGTGACGGCGTTCAGAATGACGGTAATAGTTACATCTGCACAGCTGATCATACGGCAGCCGCGTCAACCGAGCCGGGGACTGGCGGGAGTTGGGAAACTGTATGGGATTTGTTCGCATCAGGAGGCGCGACGGGCGCAACCGGAGCGACGGGCGATGATGGGACCAGCAATATTGTCCTAGATACAACGCCACAACTCGGCGGAACACTAGACACAAACTCGCAGCAAATCCGATGGTCAAAGGGTGCGGATGTTGCCAGCGCAACAGCACTAACGTTAGGCATTGACGGAAACAGCTTCGACATTACCGGCACAACCGCGATTGAGAGCATTAACACGCTTGGCGTCGGAACGTGTGTGCTGTTGCAGTTCGATGATGCGTTGACGCTAACGCATGACGCGACTGACTTGATATTGCCAGGTGGTGCGAACATCACAACGGCTGCCGGCGATGTTGCGATGATGTGGGAATACGCAACCGGCAATTGGAAGTGCGTAGCGTATGAGCCGGCAAGCGGCGAAAGCGTTTACGATGCAAACAATGCTGTTTTGGATAATGCGCAAACATTCACCGCGTCACAACGCGGAGAAGTGACGGCGCTTACGTCAAGTTCTAGTAGCATCCAGATCGACTTCGCAGCCTCTAATAACTTTAGTCACACGACAACCGAAGACACAACGCTTTCTAATGCGTCGAACATTGTCGCCGGTCAACATGGCTCTATTGTCATAACGCAGGATGCTTCAACGCCTCGCACAATGGCGTTTGGCAGCTATTGGAAAAACGCAGGCGGAACGGATGACACGTTGACGGCGACCGCAAGCGCCGTTGATCAGATCAACTATTACGTAAAGTCATCAACCGAGATACATTATAACATGATCAAGGCAATCAGCTAATGCCGTTACATGGTTCAATGATGCTTGCGCCCGCTGGCGGCTATAGCGGTTATCAGATCGATCAATCAGCCGTGTTTGATGGCTCTAGTGATTACCTAAATTGGACAGCTGGAACCGCGACAGATAGCAATCGATGGACGTACAGCGCTTGGATTAAGAGATCAGAACTTGGTCGCCATCAAAGTATTTTTACAGCTGGTAGTTCCGCGAGTGATGCTGGTTATTTGGATTTATTGTTCAGAAGCGATGACAAGCTACAGATGCGTGGAGCAGCCACAAAGTGGCGACGCACGTCACAAGTATTTCGCGATGTTGGCGCATATGGTCACTTAGTTGTTGCCGTAGATACCGACCAAGCAACACCAGCCGACCGAATTAAGATTTATTGGAATGGTGTTCAAATAACTTCTTTTGACCTGGAGAACAATCCAGGATCAGGAAACAATATAGGCGTCAATGTAGCAGGATCACATCGAATAGGGCGGCAGCATAACACCATTTCTGGAGCGAACTATTACTTTAATGGATACATGTCGGAAATAAATTTTGTTGATGGGCAGCAGTTAGAGCCTACGTATTTTGGCGAATTCTACAACGGCACCACAGCGTGGCGACCCATAAAGCCATCTGGACTAACATACGGAAACAATGGTTTTTATCTGGATTTCTCTAACGCATCGAATCTTGGCGAAGACAGCTCGGGCAATGGCAATGATCTAACTGTTAACGGCAGTCCAAGTCAGTCCAATGATAGCCCTACGGTCAATGTGTGTACGTATAATTCATTACAAACCGCAAGTTCTGTCACACTATCAAACGGCAATAGAACAGCGGCTCATGGTGCGTTCAGTAGCAATGGTGGGACATATGGAACGATAGCTCTAGCATCTGGTCGATGGTATTGGGAGACAACTGTAGATGCTTTAAGTTCCGGTGCAATTTTCCTCGGTGTAGTTGCGGCTGGAGATGCTGAGCCACATACAACTTTATTCGCGAACGGGTCTACTGGATATTCCTATAGAAGCAATGGTCAAAAAAGAAGTAACAGCATAGATGCGTCTTATGGCAGTACCTACACAGCCAGCGACGTTATTGGTGTTGCGCTTGATTTAGACAACGGTGCGATCTGGTTTAGTAAGAATGGTACTTGGCAAGCCTCTGCCACAGTTGGGGAAATAGAGGCAGGCACAACAACGAATGCGGCTTATACAGGACTGTCTGGCGAATTCGTGCCAGCTGATATGAATGGAACATCAGGCGGAACGTACACGACAACCGTTTCTTTCGCAGAAGATGAATGGACATATACAGCGCCAACTGGATTTGTCGCCCTATCAGCAGCCAACCTACCCGACCCAACAATAACAGACCCAGGCGAGTATTTTAATGCTGTTGCTTATACTGGCGATGGAACTGCTGTAGGCAGTGGTGGCAACTCAATAACTGGTGTTGGTTTCCAGAGCGATTTCACCTGGATTAAAAACAGGGACCAAGCGGACAGCCACATGCTGTTTGATGTGCTTCGTGGGGCAACAAAAGTTTTGCACTCAAATGGGACAGCAGTAGAAACAACTGAAAGCGAAACTCTCACAAGCTTTGATAGCGACGGTTTTACGCTTGGTGGCGATGTTGAGGTCAACACCAACACAGAAAATTACATCAGCTGGAATTGGAAAGCTGGTGGAGCTGCTGTGCCTAATATTGATGGAACTATAAGCTCCACAGTATCAGTATCAGTTAATGACGATGCTGGTTTTAGCATTGTTGGCTATACGGGCACGGGATCAGCGGGCACGGTTGGTCATGGCCAGTCCGGCGCACCTGAACTACTTATCGTAAAATCAACTAGCAATACCGGAAATTGGCCAGCTTATCACGATGCCATTGGTGGGACAGGGCAGGTTTATCTAAACTTGACTAACGCCCAAGCAACCAGTTCAACATACTGGAATAATACTGCGCCAAGTTCGGAAACTTTTAGCTTAGGCACAGATAGCGACCAAAACGGAAGTTCTCGCGATTATATAGCCTACTGTTTCCGCTCGATACCTGGCTATAGCAAGGTGTTCAGCTTTGAGGGCAACGGTGCAGCTGACGGAATTTTTGTTTATCTAGGATTTAGACCGAAGTTTATTCTTTATCGCAACGCTGATCAATCTGGCAATGGCTGGCCTATATGGGATAGCGTTCGCGACACCACGAACGGGCGCATAGTATACCTAGGTGCCAACAATAGTAATGCCGACGGAAGTGCAACCAGTCGCGAAATCGATTTCTTATCCAACGGTTTCAAGACACGCGGTACATCCTCAGAAGTTAACCGCAGCGGTAACACATTTGTTGGCATTGCATTTGCCGAGCATCCATTTGGCGGTTCAAACATTCCACTAGGATTAGCACAGTAAGAGGGGCAAGAGATGCCGAGTTACAACTTACCCGATGGCCAAAAGGTCAGCGGGCGCTCTCGCGTGCAATGTTATTTTGCGCATCATGATGACGTGTTGACAATCCCTCAAAACACGCTGCCTCGCATGTCACCGGAACGGCTCGCGCAGCTGGAAATCACCGTCACGCCAGACCCGCCTAAGCCGCCGCCAAAACCGCCGACACACGAGCAAATGGTAGTGCGCGTGCAAGCCGAACGAAAGAGACGTCTAGAACTTGGTTTCCAGTATGATTTTGGAATGATGGAAGATGGCGTCACACCAGACCCGCGCGGGATTCATACGATTGGCACAACTGAGGCCGATTGGGTCGGATGGAACGAAGTCATCAATCTAGCTAACGCTTTGATCGATGTGGGCGATACAGCATCAACGATCGACATCGTGACAGACACGGGCCCGGCGAGCGTCACAGCACCCGAGTGGCAAGCGATTATGCTTGCGGGCGCGGCGGACCGCCAGGTCATATGGGCAAAGTCTTTCGAGCTGCAAACCATGGACCCCATTCCGGAGAATTTTGAGGATGACTCTTTCTGGTCATAGAAGCCGCACGCGCGCGATTGTTGATCAAATAGGCCGACGGTCAAAGCGCGAGATCGTCAAGCATGTAGAAAGCCGGGAGGTGTTGGACCAGGCGGCGGTTGACCGACTCGAACGCCTAGAGAAGCGTTTAGCGTCTTTTCAAGATAGTCAGCAATTCGTGCTGCCGCGCGCCTTTGCAGAGCTGATTGAGCGGGTTGCAAGGCTAGAGCAAATTGATATCACGCCAGCGGAACCAGCAGAATTGCAGGAAAATATCAACGAGCTCGGACGAGAGCTTGCCGATATGTCCGGTGCAATACTACGTCACATCGTGACCTTGCAAAAACGGGCCGATGCTCAAGATGCCCGATTTGCAGAACTTCCGAATGTGCTCGCTGAACTCCAAAGAGAAAGGCGCAAAGCATGATTTCCAACCATCGCATGCTGGAAATGATTGCTTGGACCATAGCAGTCTGTAGTTGTATCCTCACAGGAATATTCGGTTCAACATTCGGCGGTGATAGCTGGTTTTTAATGGCGGTGTTTTTCATCGTTTTCGCGCTGATCTCTGCCTTGTGTCCGATCTTAGTAAACCGCACGTTTTCGACGTTAGTTAGGGGCAATTATGTTCGTGTTGCGATCCTTGCCCCTTTTGCAGTTTTTTTCATTTTCACGGATCTAGTGACGAATGGCGGAACGGCCGCACTGTTTCGGCAAGCGGACCTAGTTCGTGCTGATAACCAGAACACGAATGCAAAGAACGCACGGAGCCAGGTGCAACGCCTAGAGAAGCGCATTGCAGAGATCCGGGCCGATGTCACATGGACGGGCAGCTTCCGAGCACCAGGCGCATACGACAAGCTGATCGAAAGCGGTGAGAAGTATGTGGAGATGGAAAGCAAGCGCGGCGGTTGTGGTGTGAAGTGTGAAGCGCGCATGAGGGAGCTTGATAGTCTCAGATCAGAGCGTGTTAACGCGTTGCGCCGCGAAGCGCTGAAAACCGAAATGGTGACACTAGAGCGTGAGCTAAAGGACGCGAAAGTCCAAGTTACCGAGACGCCAACCCAAGCAAGCGCCGCGCTCACGCATGCCAGTAACGTTGCGGCCGGCATCACAGGTCAAGTCGATCCGTCGGCAGGCGCGAAGTTTTGGGCTAACTACGGGCTGTCGATCTGGTCCGGTATCGCCGTTACGTTTGCTTCAATGGCAGCCGCTATTCTGCTTGCATTCAGTGGGGCGTCAATGCCGGCTCGACGCGAGCCAGAGCCGCCCGCTTGGGAACGTAACCCCTTGCCGGATTTGCGCCCGACAGCCAAGCAAGAGGCAGAAGAGGCCCGCATTGTCCTGCAGCAGCACGATCATACAGATGACAGCCTAGCCCTCTTAATGCAGGCTGTGGAGCGCATTAACGCGAGGTATGCATAATGTTAGACAATGATGATCGGCCGTCTTTTTTAGATCGCAAAAGTGAAGTGGCGTCGATCCGCAGCAATAATCCGGGTGCCATTTGGGACAGTAAATTCACGCGAAATCGTCGAGCAATTGGCGGTCAAAAGCTGAATGATGGTCTTGGGCAAAACAATTCAATTGCGTATTTCGACGACGCAATCGATGGCGCGCGCTGTTTATTTCAGCTTCTCGAGAGCGGATATTGCAATCGCACGGTGAAGGCAGCAATCCGCAAATGGTCCGGCGGCAATCACGTGCAGAGCTATTTGTCTGTGCTGAAGCAAAAAGCGAATATAAGTCCGGATGACATGATCACCCAGGCAAAATTGCAAGACATTGATTGGGCCGTCTCGTTTGCCCGCGCCATGGCTTATCACGAAGCGGGAAAAGTGTATCCGCTTTCAGATTTGGAATGGCGGCTAGCTCACTTTGAGGCTTTTGGGCTAAGCAAAGCGCCGGTAAATGACCCAATCACGGCTGTTGCAAAAAAAGCGGTAAAAGCTCCGGTTTCGCTGCCGACTGCAGCCGGGGGCGGCGCAATTTTGCTCAGCGGATGGGCGGAAAATATTTCGGCGTGGCTGCAAGCGATGGCAGCAACGGTCGCAGAATTATCGCCGGTCAAAATCATGTTTGAGCAAGCTGGCGCAAACGCTGCGGCGTTGACGTGGGGCGCAATCGTTCTGGCAAGTTTTGTCGCAATTAAAAAACTGATCGGGGTTGACGAATGATTGTCCGGATGATCTGGCAAATAATCAGCGAGCGGCTGATTGCAATAGGTGTTGGGGCCGCATGTTTTGCGGTCTTTTTAAATTGGAGAGCGGCGTTGATTGAAAAGGGTGCGCGTAAGGCCGTGTCGAAAATCGAAAAAGTGGAGCAGAAACGTGCACAAATTATTCGGAGCGCTGCTAGCCGTAGCCGTCGGGGGTTGCAGCTCCCTACCGACCCCTATTCAATTGACTAGTTCAGTTGCGCTTTCGGAGTTCAATAATATTCCAAATTCGCGGCAAGCTCCTTGTGTGATGCAAAGGGCTGTGGCGGTTCATAATAGCAAACTTGATACGTTGAGGACGGGCGTTGAAAAAAGCTATTCAGCTCCGTCAAAACATTGTGTTCGCGTCTCCAAATCAGATAAAATCCAAAAAACTAAGCGGGCGGGCGCATGACATACAAAAATGGACAGCTTCGAGATTGGCAGGCAGATCGGGGGTATGTCGATGAAATTACGGCAGCACTCTGCCCAACTGAGCGAAACAGAAAAACGCCTGACGGCGCTGGAAGCGGCGACGCAAAGGTTGAAGACGGGATTGGCAGTCCTAGCGGTTTGGGGCACCGTAGGAGCCCTAAATCTGACGGGCTCAGATCTGACGTCCGGAATAGCGAAAGCGATTATCACACATCTTACGCGTTAATTTATGCCGGTTGGATGGCACTTGCATTTTCAATCGGCGCGTGGTCCTGCGTAACAGCTTTAAAAGTGATGGCAGCATTATAGCGGAGAAGTACAATGCCGATGGTTGGTAAAAAGAAATATAGTTACACGAAAAGCGGCGTGGCTGCTGCAAAGAAAGCGGCGACAAAGACTGGAAAGCCTATGCGCAAAGCTCCTACAAAAAAGTACGCAAAGAAATAAAGAGAGGCTAAATGGTGAGCAAATGGTAAAGCGGGGTTTATATGCTAACATCCATGCAAAACGAAAACGAATAGCAACAGGATCGGGCGAGCGGATGCGTAAAGCTGGCGCGAAAGGAGCGCCAACAGCAAAAGCCTTTAAACAATCAGCTAAAACAGCAAAGAAAAAGTAATTGCCTGTGCTGGTTCGCTAAATGTGGTCAACGTGCGGGCCTCTATGTTCAATGGTTGTCATCGAAACCGCCGACAATACCCTGCATGAACCGGAGTGCGAGGCGTCATTGATTGCCGGGCTCATGACAGGCGGCGGGTTGACCGAAGAGAAGCGCGAGCGCATCGCCCATAACCGGATCAGCGATGAACAGCGTGCGTTGGCGTTCAAGTATTGGCAGGATCATGAGTTGAAGAATTCGGCAGTCGCACGGCTGGCGGGCATTCAGTATCAGACGATGAAACGGTGGTGGCAGGTGGAATACCCAAGAAATAACGATGCTGCCGGACGACCAAAGAAGACAGAGGATTAGGTGCCAGTGTGAGCGACTTTAGCGAGTTATCGACAAGACGATTGATCAACAATCTAATCCGTACTGTTGTACTCATGGAACGACTTAGATCTGCGGTGCACCACAGGGATATGTTTGACGGTCAAGAGCAGATTAAGAAGACACATGCTGACCTGGAAAAGAGAGAGCTTGAATTGTTCCGTGAGATACACAAGCGCGGAAAACTTGAGCACGAAGACGGGTTAGATGATTAACGAGAAGGTGCCAGAATGTTTAGCTTAGGACGAGTGCCGCCGCCAATGCCAATGCTGCCGCCAGACATGTTTGAGACAGAGGCGGACTGGAAAGCGCATTGCGCGAAGTATCAAGAAGCCTGGGACGACATGCGCCGCGAGAATGATCACCGCTTTAAAATTGAGAACCGCATGATCATCATATTTGGCGTGATGTTCTCAATCGGCGTTCCGCTTAGCCTATGGGCGATGTCAATGACATTCTTGAACGCAATAGTAGCGAACCAGTAGAGAAGGTGAACACTGTGGCAGATGAAACTGAAGAGAAAATATCTCCCGAAGAGGCGCTAAGACGGATGAAGGAGATTTGGGCTACCGCCGATACAGAGATGGCGCACGTCTATGCGGATGAGTTGATGCTGACTATCTTGCGACAGTCAGGATTTGCGGAAGTTGCCGAGGAATTTGAGAACCAAGGCAAGTGGTACGCTTAACAAGAAGGTGGGCCCATGAGCGACAAGAAGATTAAAGAGCTTGAGGCCGAGATCAAAAAACTCAAAACAAAAGTGTCTAAGAGGAACAGTGAAAGAACAGTTTGTGCCCCACTTTGTGCCACGCGCATATCGCGCATTGAGCGAATAGCGCGCATTAGACATCAAATAATACTGAAAAACCAAGGGAAATTGGTAGCGGAGGAGGGACTTGAACCCCCGACACGCGGATTATGATTACACGTGTTCTATTGTGAATAATGCATATTTATCAATCGTTTGCGGCTCCCTTGATTATCGATTGTGCCCCACTTTGTGCCTCAACCGCCTCTTTGAGCCGTTCTTGCTCAAGGAAGGCATAAGTTCGTTCGGTCTGCTGAATCGACTGGTGGCCAAGCCACAACGAAACCTCATGCATGCTCAGTCTATGGACGTTCAAAAGACGGCAACCGGCAGTTCGCCGCAAGTCATGCCATGATACAGGCGGAACTCCGAACCGAGTCCGGGTGCGCTGTAGCCGTGCATAGAACGTGTTTGACTTTTCAGAGTACCGCTTGCCAGTCGCGGGACTTGTGAACAGGTAAGGGCCGCGAACGTTCTCAAGTAGATACTTGACGATCTCCAGTGACCGAGGAAGCAGTGGCACTTGTCGCGCGCGCGTTGTCTTGGTGATCTCAGGGCGAACGTTGATAACGCCTTTGGCCAGGTCAATGTCAGACTTGAGAAGAGAAAACTGCTCTTCTTTCCTCAGACCAGTATCAATCGCAAATGCAACCGCCCTATAAAGCGTTGCTGTCGCCTCTGACAGAATAGCTTCCTCTTCCTCCACAGAGAGATAGCGCGTCTTCGGTGCGCTTTCTTTCAGTCCCTTGCGGGCGCGTTTGCGCTTGTACGCCAGCGCTGGATTGCTGTCTAACCATTCCCATTCCTCGCAGCTTGAAAACAGAGAAGACAGACAGTCCAAATCTCTGCGAATAGTGGGGTTTGTCGCGCCTGACTTGCGGCGGCGGGCTTCAAAATCTGATAGCTTGCTGCTGGTAATATCTTTGAGTGGGACGCCGTCGAAATCCTCAAGTAAATGCGTGAGGCTCACGCGGTATCGCATCACTGACTTGAGCTTGAGCGTTGGCAGATGCGTATCAATCCACTTGTGAACGGCTTCATTGAAAGTCTTGTCGCGTTGCTCGCCCCATCGGCCGGCGCTAAGTTCGGCTAAGAAGCGGTCGCGACGTTCTTGAGCTTGTCTAAGAGATCTCGTTTCGAGTGGCTCTCGAATCGTTTTGCCTTTGTGGCGCTTCTTAAACCACCACCATTCGCCCCGCTGATACAGATAATGCTTTCCTGACACGGCTTCACATCCTCAAGCTGCCCGGCCCACCATGCATCGAATCCATCAGCTTGAACAAAGTATTTACAACCTTTTCCACTCGGCGACCGCAGGCGTTTTAAGTTGGGGATAGCGCCAGCTTTAGCCTTGGCCTGCCAAAAACGCAGGCTCATGCCGGTCTTTTCTGCGATTTGAGAGAGCGTTAGCGTTCCCGCCATACCAGATCACCATTCATCTTGCGCCAACCACGAAAGCCGCCCCGCTTGTGCTTGTTGGGCACAACGGCTTTCGTGTATTTGCGTTTCGTAGTGGCAGCTTGCTTTCGGTCCTTGGGCGTCTTTGCGCCGTGGCAATTCTGGCAAAGCAGCTGCAAATTATCGAGATCATTGGTGCCGCCGTTTTCAAGGCTCAGTATATGGTCGATGTCCCATACGGAACCCGATCGTATCTTGACGCCGCATCCCTCGCATTGTCCCCCACGAGAGGCAAAGAACTTTGCTCGCTCTCGTAAGGTTAGGGTCCGCCGCTTCTCGGACTCGAAGGGGTTTTTCATGTGAGCACCTTGGGCATTCTTCGAACCAATCAGTATCGAATTCCATGCTGCAATCGTGGCAAAATTCTAGTGACATTCTAAGCCGCCTTTTGTCGATCCAACTCAAAATAATACTCGCGAACTTTTTCTCTATCTATCGGGCAAGTTATTCTTAGCTGCCTACAAATATCTTCCCAGCCATAACCATCTTTTCTAAGGCTTTTAATCCAAACTTTCATAGTTTCATGCTCCGTAAATTAGCCTCTTGCGAGCGCCAGCATTCGATTTTTGCCGATGCTGCTTCACGTAATGAGCGCAAGGTTTCAAAGGCTACAGTTGCTTCGACGTCGTCTTGGATTGCTTGCCTATAAGCGTCGGATGCGAGGGCCATCATTTCCGCTTTTGAAACGGGGCCGTCATGGCGCTTCATTTCGATCGCCTTAACAGCTTTGAGCATGTGATTCGTTTCAATCATTCGGCCCTTGGCTGCACCTAACTCGCGAGCGTTGTCGCGTAGCCATTCTAGGGCCTTGTCAACCTCATCTTCGGTTATGAACCTGCTAGCCATGCTCAAAGCTCCGCAGCTTGTTCATGAAAGCATCAGTAACATGCGTGATGTAGGCATTCGGCATGGCCGCCAGCTCTTCTGCATAAAGCGCCGGCAACTGTTCAAGCTTATCTAGCGTTTCACAGTCGTTAATCTGGCCTGTGACTTCTTTAAAAACCTCATTGCCACCTTCCTTATCGTAAGCGTAATTCGAAGGCCGGTTGTCGTTGATATACATCTGTTCAACGTTCAGCCATTCCGGGATTTCTGAAGCAGCAGGCGTTATATCAACCGCATTATCACCGGGTATCGCCTCGGCGGGAATGTCTTGCGCTTCCTCAGCTAAGTACATTCCCGCCAAAACGTCCGCCGCACCATCGCGCGCCGCCAGCGATCTGGCCCGCATCTGTAGCATGCGTTGAGGGTATTGCTTCCAGGGTCCGCTTTTATTCCATAGGCCAGCTTTTTCTGCATCAGCCTTTGTGAACTGCCTAACAATAACTTGGCCATCGGGCCTTATGATAGTGCATTTGTGACCGC